TCATATGTAACTTGAATAGCGTCTTTTACGCCTGGCATATCTAACCTCAATTAACTCTTCTTTCATGAGTCGTCTTACTACTTTTTCAGATACTTTAATACCTTTAGTTCTCAACACTAACCATATTCTAGGAGAGCCATAAGTAAAGAAGTTTTCTTCTGCAATCTCGTGTATGCAACCTCGTATATGTGCGTATTTGTCAGGTTTTTTGAAGAGCCTTTTTAGCATAGTAATAACTTGAACGTTTTATCTGAAGTGTTTTAATCAGAAGCTCTAACGGTAATACTAAAAGTAGTTAGGCCTATAACACTTTTTGCGGAGTGAGGATTTCTGATATTAATACGGTTGGGATTATATTAGATTTGTTGGGATTGTATTAAATACAGTTGGGACTTTATTAGCTACGGTTGGGACTCTATTAGAGCGTGGCTAATGCTCGTTTTGTTTTCTAAAACGAGTGTTGTTTAACGAGAAGGGGGGTGAAAACATTGTTAACGCTTAAACCTCAAAGCACGTAGCTTTCAAGGCAAGTGTGGTTTTTACATGTCAAACTGTTATAAAAACGAGATTATTACACTCTTTTTTACACTCATGATACGGGTTTTAAGAAAGAGCGGGTAAATGCTGTAAGAATTTTTGGAACAATTAACAAGATTGTGGTTAATGATTAATCAATAAGACACTACTAATAAACAGTTAAAGCCTGATTAGCTATAGGGCGATGAGATACGTCAATAGGATCCTCATGGTTTTTCATGACTCCTATGAAGTACCTCTATTCTACTATGGCTGTTTTTCAGGTATTAGAGTCGGTACTTCATAAAGTATCGGCTCTTTTTTGTATGTGTCTTCACCCTACCGCTGCAGGCGGGAAGGGTGAGCATGAGGACTCGCAAAACTAATAGCAACGATCGAGCAACATATAAGTATACAAGTTGTGTTCGTAATGAAGATGGTAGTTATAGTGAAGAAACTATCGAAATCAAGCCAGGCGAGAATGGTGTAACTGAAGCGGATATTAAGATGCTTCACGCTGAAGATGACAGTGAGGTTTACTACAACAATAAGAATCTGCGTCCAACTAGAACTGATGAAGAAAAAGCTGAGATTGAAGCTTGGAAAGAAGAATATATCCGGCGTTTTAATCTTAAGCATGGTTATGAGCCTAACAAGGATGACGTTGAGTATGCGGCTGAAGAGCATTTCCCACGTAACTATAATCTTTCACTTGACTTTGATGCAGATGGTGAGCTTGAGGTAGATAAAAGTCATCTTGCTGAAGCAATTAGTACTACCGATGATTATGGTATTAGTGCTGATGACCATGGTTTTGAATGGTCAGAAAAAATGGAGAATGCGTTTTCAACACTCACTGACAAGCAACGCCAGGTTATTCGTTTGATGTTTATTGAAGGATACACTCAGTCAGAGATTGCAAGCATGCTTGGTATCTCGTCTGCTGGCGTGAAAAAGCATCTCGATAGTGCCATCGTAAATCTTAAAAAAGTTTTACCAGAAAAATTCTAGAAATTTTTTAGGAGGAGGTTAAAAACTCCTCCTTTTTCTTTGCCTGTGATGTGTAAGGAAGAAACCCCTTATAGAAAGGAGGCAAACCATGAAACACAAGATCGTTATTAACGTCACCGGTGAAAACGGTGAGAAGAAACAGGTTCTACGTGGAGCTGTGATGCGATTACCTCAACGGTTTATCCGCTGGCTGTTTGGTGATTACTCGCAAGTCTATCTATTAGATCCTGGAAAGAGTGTTCAGTCAGTTGATGTCAAAGAAGTTTAAGGAGGAAAACCGTGAACAAGGAAATATTGAGAGAAGTCATCAAAGACTTGGAAAACTTAACAGTTCATCTTAAAACGCTGTTTGATGATGCCGGTGCTTCTGGTGTTGGTTGTAAAGAAACAGCTTCTAATAATAAGGAGTCTGTTAAAAAGGTGAGTTTAGAGGATGTGCGAGCGGTTTTAGCAAAGCTTAGCCAGATGGGAAAGACAGCTGATGTGAAGAAACTCATCGTTAAGCACGGTGCGCAAAAGCTATCGGATGTTCCTGAAAGCGAGTATGAGAGCCTATTGCATGAAGCGGAGGGAATTAAAGGTGACTAAGCATGCTTTACTTTCACCGTCTTCTGCTCACAGGTGGATTAAGTGTACTCCTAGTGCTGTTTTAGAAGAAAAGTTTGAAAACACTACTTCTGCTGCAGCAAAGGAAGGAACGGCAGCACACGCGTGGTGTGAGTACAAGCTGAATAAGTTTCTTAACCGTCCGTGTGAAAAACCGTTAACCGAGTATGACTCAAGTGAGATGCAGGAATGCTCGGATGCTTACGTGGATTTCGTGTTGGAAAAATACGAGCAGGCAAAGCATGCTTGTGCTGATCCGATTCTTCTCATCGAGCAGAAAGTTGATTTTTCAGCTTACGTGCCTGACGGGTTTGGTACAGCGGACTGCATTATTGTAGGCGAAAAAACTCTGCAGGTTATCGACTTTAAGTATGGTCAAGGCGTGCTGGTTGATGCTTACGAGAATCCGCAGATGAAATGCTACGCGCTTGGAGCTTTAACGCTTTTCGACAGCTTGTATGAGATTCAAACTGTTGAGATGAGTATTTTTCAGCCAAGACGTGACAACGTATCAACTTTCACACTACCTGTCGCGGAGCTTATTTCTTGGGCTGAAAGCGTGCTTAAACCTAAAGCCGAGCTTGCAGGCGCAGGCGAAGGCGAATTTGAAGCCGGTGACTGGTGCAGGTTTTGCAGGGCAAAAGCCACGTGCCGTAAACGTGCGGAAGAAAACCTTAAACTTGCAGAATTTGAGTTCAAAGAGCCATCTGTTTTAACAGATAGTGAGATTGAAGAAGTACTCACGCTTATACCTAAGCTCACGAAGTGGGCTGATGATGTTTTAGCGTACGCCACAGATTCCGCTATTAACCATGGTAAAGAGTGGTCTGGTTTCAAGCTCGTAGAAGGCAGATCAGTTCGCAAGTTTAAGGATGAGACAGCGGTTATTGAGAAAGCAAAAGCCGCAGGCTTTACTGACATTTTCAAAACTAGTCTTATTGGTTTAACAGAAATGCAAAAGCTGATGGGCAAGAAAAAATTTGAGGATATTCTGGGCGACCTCATTATCAAACCGTCCGGGAAACTTACGCTCGTACCAGACTCTGATAAGCGAGCAAAAGTTAATGTTTCAAACGCAAATAACGAATTCAAAAAGGAGAATTAGTACTATGTCTAAATTAAATAACACGAAGGTTATCACCGGTAAGAACACGCGTCTTTCCTATTTTAACGGTTGGGAGCCAAAGTCTATTAACGGCGGTCCTGAAAAATATAGTGTTTCACTGCTTATCCCTAAAAGTGATGTTGAAACAGTAAACGCTATTGAGAAAGCTATTGATGCTGCTATTGAGGAAGGTGTCGGTAAGTTTGGTGGTAAAAAACCAAACAAGGCTGCTCTTAAAACACCACTCAGGGACGGGGATATTGAGCGTGATGATGAAGCGTATAAAGGACATTACTTTATTAACGCGAACTCAACCACGGCTCCGCAGATTGTAGACAAACAGGTAAAACCAATCATGGATCGCAGTGAAGTGTATTCAGGCTGCTATGCGAGGGTTTCCATCAACTTTTACGCGTTTAACTCTAACGGTAATAAGGGAGTTGCTTGCGGTCTTTGCAATATTCAAAAGATTCGAGACGGTGAGCCACTCGGCGGACGTAGCCTCGCAACCGATGATTTTACGACTTTAGAAGATGATGACTTTCTAGCATAAGGAGCGTGAGTTAATTATGGAAATTGTTATAGCGGTTTTTATTTCAGTGTTTATAGGAGTATTACTTCTTGATTTCACGGTAAAGAAACTCGTGAGTCTTTACGTTGATATTAAACACATTCTAAATAGGAATTAGAAGATTCCTGAAAAACAGGATTTAGAAGATTCTATAAGTGGGGTGGCAGGTTTTCTGTCACCTCTTTTATAAGCTTGGAGGTGATGTAATTTGGAAAATTTGAGTATAGATTTAGAAACGTTTTCGAGTGTAAATCTTGGTAAATGTGGTGTTTACAAATACGCAGAATCAGAGGATTTTGAAATACTGCTCTTTGGTTACAGTGTGGACGGTAGTGAAGTTCAGGTCGTTGACTTAGCGCAAGGTGAAACCATACCCGAGGTTGTGCTTTCTGCTTTAACGGATGAAACAGTGACCAAGTGGGCGTTTAACGCTCAGTTTGAAAGAGTCTGCTTATCACGCTACCTGCGAGATAAAGGCATCAATGTTAACCCTGGTCAGACAGGAAAAAGTGAAGGCTTGTTTTTAAACCCAAGCTCTTGGCATTGCACAATGATCTGGTCAGCCACACTGGGGCTTCCCATGTCTTTGGAAAGCGTGGGAACAGTACTGGGTCTTGATAAGCAGAAACTCACTGAGGGTAAGAATCTTATTAAATATTTCTGCCTGCCGTGTAATCCTACGAAAGTAAACGGTGGAAGAACAAGAAACAAGTATTTCCACGATAAGGAAAAGTGGGAGCTGTTTAAATCGTATAACAAGCGTGATGTTGAAGTTGAAATGAGTATTCAAGAAAAGCTCTCACGCTTTCCCGTACCAGACTTTTTATGGCAGGAGTTTTATCTCGACCAGGAGATCAACGACCGTGGGATAGAAATAGATCCTCGTTTCGTTGAATCAGCCATAAAACTCGACTTAGAGGTGAAAACGCATCTCATGAGTGAGCTTAAGCATATTACAGGTTTAGAAAACCCGAACTCAGTGTTACAAATGCGCTCTTGGCTTAAAGAGCATGGGCTTGAAATGGAGTCGCTTGGTAAAAAAGAAGTCGCTAAAGAACTTAAAACAGTGGGTAAAGAGTTGGCGGAAGTGTTGCGGCTTCGTCAGCAGCTTGCTAAATCATCGGTGAAAAAGTATACGGTGATGAAAAACGCTGCATGCATGGATTATCGGGAGCGTGGCATGTTTCGCTTCTATGGTGCAAACCGTACAGGAAGGTTTGCGGGAAGGCTCGTGCAATTACAAAACCTGCCACAAAACCATTTGCCTGATCTAGCGGAGGCTAGAAGTCTTGTTAAACAAGGAAATGTTGAAGCTTTGGAAATGCTTTATGAGGATATTCCGGATACTTTATCCCAGCTTATTCGCACTGCTTTTATTCCACGCACGGGATTGAAGTTTATTGTCGCGGACTTTTCAGCGATCGAAGCGAGAGTCTTGGCTTGGCTTGCAGGTGAAAAATGGCGTATGCGAGTATTCGAGGAAGGTAAAGACATTTACTGCTCGTCAGCATCTCAAATGTTTAGCGTGCCTGTTGAAAAGCATGGAGTAAACGGGCATTTGCGGCAGAAAGGTAAGATAGCGGAACTTGCTTGTATTGCTGAAGGTGAACTTGTACTCACAGATGAAGGGCTTGTTCCAATTGAAGAAGTCACTACAAAACAAAAAGTGTGGGACGGAGAAAACTGGGTCAACCATAACGGAGTTGTTTTTAAGGGTGTAAAGGAGGTAATCGAGTATGAAGGACTTAGAGCAACACCAGACCATCTCGTCTGGGTTAAAGGGAAACCGAAGCCAATACGGTTTATTGAATCCGCCATCTGCAAAACACATCTCATACAAACCGGAGATGGTCGGAGAACAATACGGCTGGGTGAAAATCATAAGTGCAGAGAAACACTGGAATCAAAAGCAAAACCACTGTTATGTATTGACACAATGCGTAGGGTGCGGAAGCGTTCAATGGCAGGACTTAAACAGTCTAAAGTCGGGCAAATCAAAAGGGTGTCAAGCTTGCTCGCAGCCGAAACAAATACCAATATGGCTAGAAAAGCGGCTAAGTGCTGCGAAACAGCGATGCATCAATCCAAGAGATCCAAATTACAAAAACTATGGTGCAAGAGGGATAAAGTGGTGCTTCCATTCTGTTTTAGAAGCAGGCTTGTGGATTTTACAAGAGGTAGACAATGTGCGAAAAGACTGGGAATTAGATCGGATAAATACAAACGGCAACTACGAAAAAGGAAATATCCGCTTTGTTCCAAGAATAGTCAATCAAAACAACAAGCAGAACGCTATCCTAACACGGTGGGAGCAACAATATTGGCCATACGCAAGATCGGTAGTTACAAGAATGTTATCGAAAGGAATAGGCAGAGAAGAAATCATATCAAGAGCAAATACAGCTGTAGCACAACACAGAAAAAACTGGCGTTTAATCGAAGCAAGGCTCGAGTTTATGACATACGAAATGCCGGACCAAATCATCGTTTTACCGTATCGGGAAAGCTCGTGCATAACTGTGGCTACGGTGGTGCAGTAGGAGCATTAAAGGCAATGGGCGCTCTTGATATGGGTTTACATGAAGATGATTTGCAACAGTTAGTTAATGATTGGAGATCTGCTAATCCACATATTGTTTCACTGTGGTGGGATGTGGACAGAGCGGTAAAACAGTGTGTACACGAACACGCATCTGTTCGAACACACAATATCGTGTTCACTTACAAGAGCGGGTTTCTTATCATCAAACTGCCGTCTAAAAGATGCCTTTACTATGTGAAACCACGCGTGGAAGAAAACAAGTACGGTGGCGAATCAGTCACCTATGAGGGTGTGGGATCTACTAAAAAATGGGAGCGGTTGGAAAGCTACGGGCCTAAATTCGTGGAAAACATTACGCAAGCTATAGCTCGTGACATTCTACTTTACGCCATGCAAACACTGAAAGAATATCGCATCGTCGCGCACGTGCATGATGAAGCCATTATCGAAACCGATAAGAATGTGAGTGTTCAAAGCGTGTGTGAGCTAATGGGAAGAACACCACCTTGGGCAGAAGGGCTTGTTTTACGAGCTGACGGCTACGAGTGCGAGTTTTACAAAAAAGATTAAAAAATTTTAGGAGCAGGGTTAAAAACCTGCTCTTTTTCTTTGCCTGTGATTTAGAAGGTAATACCGCCTTCAGAAAGAACGTAAAAGGATACGCGAATGACTATTAAAAACAATATTAGTAAGCAAAAACGTGGTGTTAAAGGAGACTAAAAGTGGGTAAGTCTTATAAAAAGCATTTAGAAACGACACCGAATTTTAAGCCTATCGTCTACATTTGTGCTCCCTACCGTGGAGATAAAGAAAGAAACGTGAACCACGCTATCCGGTGTGCGGCTTACGCGTATTCACGCGGAGCAATCCCTATCACTCCACACCTGCTTTTCCCGTTCATGGATGATGAGAATCAAAAGCATAGAGGGGATGCGATGTTTATGGACATTATCCTCTTAGGCAAGTGCAACGAGCTGTGGGTGTTCGGGGAGAAAATCACAGGCGGCATGCAAGTAGAAATCAATCTTGCAGAAAAACGCAGGCAGCCGATTAAGTATTTTACGGATAAGGATTTAGGGGGTGAATATTGATGCTTGAATGCAAAATTTATACAGCTTCCTGTGTGGGAAACAGTAGTAACTGCTTGTATCCTGACGAAATAAAAGTCTGTGATCGAGATAGTTTTAATAAGGCTATCTCTTTTGACCATGTCACAGCACAGTTTACTAACAGTTATAGGTCTAAAGATAATTTCATTTCATCTACCTGTATTCCGATGGACTGTGATAACGACCATTCTGATGTTGGTAAAGACTGGGTGACACCTTTTGATGTTGCTTTAGCGTTTCCGAACGTGTGCTTTTACGCGTCTTATAGTAGAAACCACATGAAAGACAAGCATGGGAAGTGTGCAAGACCACGTTTTCACGTGTATTTTCCAATTGAAGAAGTAAGCGATGCTAAAGCTTATGTGGAGCTTAAAACAAAGATTCAATCAGTATTCCCGTATTTTGACAGTAACGCTCTTGATGCGGCACGTTTTCTCTACGGTGTTAAAACTCCACAGGTAGAACTTTACGATGGTGAAAAAACAATCACTGATTTCCTCTCGGAAGAAGATTTCAGTGAATTTGATGCAGGAACAGAAGAAATACCATCAGGGCAGAGAAACTCTAGGCTTAGTCATATCGCAGGAAAACTCATCAAACGTTATGGTGCTACAGATGAAACACATGAGAAGTTTTTGAGTGAAGCAGAACGGTGCAATCCTCCTTTGCCTGATGCAGAATTATCTAAAATCTGGTATTCGGCTAAAAAGTTCGGGCTTAAAGTAGCAAGTCAAGAAGGTTATATTCCGCCTAGCGAGTATGGCAAAAGCTATGAGGAGTATAAGCCGGATGATTTAACAGATATTGCGATGGCTGAGGTTTTTGCCAAACATAACAAGAATAAGGCTGTTTATACGATGTCTGCCGGCTGGCTTTACTGGACGGGCAAGAAGTGGGAAGCGTCTGAGCTTAAAGTTATGAAACTTTACATGCTTATTGCTAAAAAGGTTTTGAAAAATGCTGGTATCGAGTTTAAGACAGCTTACGAAGAGTTCGTTCAAGCCGAATCATCAGGTGATAAAGAGCAGGCGGATAAAGCAAAGAGTGAAGTGAATCAGGCAAAACAGTATCTTTCGTTTGCTAAGAAGATGAATGATCACAGTAAAGTGTCCGGGATATTAAAGCTTGCTAAATCCATGCTGGAAGTTGCAAACGAAGGACTGGATCGTGATGCTTTCATTCTAAACACGCCTTGCGGAATCGTGGATTTAAAGACTGGAGAGCTAAAAGCACATGATCCGTGTTCGTACTGTACGAAAATGACCGCTGTTTGCCCTTCACGGGAGAACATGGGATTGTGGCAGACAACGCTTGATATGGTTACCGCAGGTGATAAAGAGTTTCAGACATTTCTTCAAAGCCATGCGGGTAGTACGCTTATAGGTCAAGTGTTTGAAGAATCGCTTTTGCTGGTGTACGGGTCAGGTGGCAACGGTAAGTCGACCGTGTTTAACGCGGAAGCACATGTGCTTGGAGATTATGCGGGGAAAATACCTGCGGAGTCTTTAACCACTCGGGCTAAAAACGTGAAAGTGGATTTAGCGGAGCTTTGCGGTAAAAGGTTTATTCTTGCCTCGGAAACTGAGGAAGGGCAAAGGCTTTCTATTTCCATGCTGAAACAGATAGCAAGCGTGGATGATATTTCAGCTGAGAGGAAATATTATGCTCCTTTTACGTTTACGCCAAGCCACTCAACTATTCTCTACACGAACCATCTGCCGAAAGTCGGTTCGAACGATAAGGGAACGTGGCGGAGAATCTTTGTCGCACCGTTTACGAAAGAAATCAAGAATCCGAAAACAGACTATGTTGATGAACTTTTGCAAAAAGCAGGTGGGGCAATACTTCAATGGATGATTGAAGGAGCCAAGCTTTATATCCAAAACAGTTATAAATTCCCTACTTGTAAGGTGGTAGAGCAGGCTAAGGACGCTTATCGGGCTGAAAACGACTGGATAGGCCATTTCATCACTGATTATTGCATTAAGGGCGTGAATGAAACGGAGATGAGTAGGAGTCTTTACTTGTCTTACCGCCAGTGGGCAAACCTTAACGGTGAATATGTTAGAAACGATAGGGATTTTTCTAAGGCTTTACTGTTAGCGGGTTATAGCAAAAAACGGACGGGTAAGGGCTACCAGTGGTGTGGGCTTTCCATTAATCCGAATTTGCAGGCACAGGAGGATTTTCTTTGATGTAAAGCACGGTAAAACTGAAAGATACTTCCTGAAAAATGTATTGGCGTGTAGGCAAATGTTTTACATGGTAAAAACCGGGTTCAGAGAAAAATGTTCTATAGGATTTTTTCATACACGAAAATAGGCGTTGCCTACACGCTACCATGCACGTTTTCAAGAAAGAAAAGCCTGATAAATAGGGGTTTTGTATTGTAGTGTACCCTTTTTCTTTACTTTTTATATAAGAGAAAAAAATAAAAGAAATATAAGTATATATAGAGAAAAGTAAAAGATGGGTCTAAAGCATACATGGCTACACAAATAACATTCGCCTGATGTAAACGGGCAAAACCAACGAATGAAACAACTCTATTCAATAAATGAAAAATAAGATTTGAGAAAGGTGGAATAAACCATGATTAACAAACAAGAGAGAACAGTAGAAACCTACAAGCAAGCAGGAGCAGCAATGCGACTGACTAAGAGTCTGATTAGCCAATTAGTGGTCGATATTAGCCCGGTGCTTTTAGTGAAAGATCAAGACAGACTGTTAAAAGCCATGAACATGATTGATGAAGTATCTTCGCATGCTGAGGACAATATGTTCAAAGATCACCCACAGTTAAGCAATCACTATATTGACGTGTTTTATGGCGATGTTTCTGATGAGCCGAGAAACGAAGTTGATAAGAAAATCATTGAGATGGCAAAAGAGGTATCTGATGGGCTTTTTAAGAGAAAAGGAAACTGAGCGAAAACTCGTCCGTGATGTTAAAGCTGCTGGAGGCATGGCTATAAAGCTTACGAGTCCTTCTGTTGACGGGCTTCCTGACAGGCTGGTTTTACTTAACGGCGGGAAGATTGGTTTTGTGGAGCTTAAAGCACCGGGTAAAAAGCCTAGAGTTTTACAGGTGAAACGGATGAAGGATTTACAGGCTTTAGGTTTTAAGGTTTTCGTGGTTGATGAGAAGAGTCAGATTGGAGGTGTGATTGATGCGATACGAGCCACATGAGTATCAAAAGTATGCGACTGATTTTATTATCAATCGTCCTATTTCAGCGGTTTTCCTTGAATGCGGTTTAGGTAAGAGTGTTATAAGTCTTACAGCGATTAACGACCTGATGCTTGACTCGTTTGATGTTTCCAGGACTCTTGTTATCGCTCCTCTTAGGGTTGCAAACACTACGTGGCCTTTAGAGTTAGAAAAGTGGGAGCATTTAAAACACCTTACTTATTCTGTTGTGACGGGCAGTGAGAAGGAGCGGATTCAAGCACTAAAAACCCCTGCTCACGTTTATATTATTAACCGTGAAAACGTGGAGTGGCTGATAATGAAAAGCGGCCTGCCGTTTAATTTCGACATGGTTGTGATAGATGAGCTTTCAAGTTTCAAATCATATCAGGCGAAACGTTTTAAAGCATTACTGAAGGCTAGGCCGAAAGTTAAAAGGATTGTAGGTCTTACAGGCACGCCTTCTTCTAACGGGCTTATGGATTTGTGGGCTGAGTTTAGGCTGCTTGATATGGGTCAAAGGCTTGGCCGCTACATTACGTATTATCGGCAGAACTTTTTTAATCCTGATAAGCGTAACCAGCACATGATTTTTTCCTATAAGCCTAAAGATGGTGCTGAGAGTTTAATCTATAAGCAGATAGCTGATATTACGATTTCGATGAAGTCAAAAGACTATTTGAAAATGCCAGCGTGTGTGATAAACGAGGTGAAAGTAGAGTTATCCGGTAAGGAGCGAAAACTCTACGATGAGCTGAAACAGGATATGGTGGTGTCGTTGGAGGGTAAAGAGATTGATGCGATTAACGCAGCGTCTCTTTCAAATAAGCTTCTTCAAATGGCAGGCGGCGCGGTTTATAACGAGAAAAAAGAAAGCGTTCATATTCATGATCGTAAGCTGGACGCTTTAGAGGATTTAATCGAGGCTGCTAACGGTAAACCGGTGCTTGTAGCTTACTGGTTTAAGCATGATCTTGAGCGGATTAAGAAACGTTTTAACGTGCGTGAGATTAAAACGAGTGCTGATATTGCTGACTGGAATGCCGGCATGATTCCTGTAGCATTGATTCACCCGGCTTCTGCAGGTCATGGTCTTAACCTACAGGCTGGCGGTTCAACGCTTATCTGGTTTTCCCTGACTTGGAGTTTAGAACTTTACCAACAAACAAACGCCAGGCTTAACCGTCAAGGGCAAACTAGCACGGTTGTAATCCATCACATCATCACTAAGAACACGATTGATGAGGATGTGATGAGGGCTTTAAGCATGAAGGCTAAAGTGCAGGATGCTTTAATCGAGTCGGTTAAAGCAAGACTATCAATTAACGAAGTGAGGGAAAGGGGTTCTAGAGAGAACTTACCTCAAAATGGAGGTAAGAATGAACAAAAAAGAATACTTACGGCAAGCCTATCTTCTTGATAAGCGGATTAAAGCTGACATGGATGAGGTAGTAAGACTGCGTGAGCTTGCTACAAGTGTTTCTTCATTAAGATACGACAGGGAGTATGTGCAGACGAGTCGAAGCGTGGAAGCTCCGTTTGTGAAAGCTCTTATAAGGGTTATGGATTTAGAAGCCAAGATTAACATGGAGATCACGCTGCTTATCAGTTTGAAAGAGCAGATTTTGGACGTGATTTCTAAACTTGAAAGCGTGGATGAGCAGATGATTTTACGCTACCGTTACATGAGTAACATGACGTGGGAGGATATTGGTAAAGAACTCCATGCTAGCAGAATGACGATTATAAGATGGCATGGTAAAGCATTAGAGCACATGGTTTTACCAGATAATCTAATCCAAATCTAAAAAATGGTACGGTTTGGTACGCTCTGATACGAGATGACACTGCCTTCTATATGGTATTATAAACTTAGCAAAAATTATAAATACTAAGCCTTGGAAGAGTAATCTTTCAGGGCTTTTTTCATGCCTAAAAGGAGGGCACAACATGGATCAGATGGTATTACTAACACAGCAATGGTTAAACAAAACCTATGGTGATAAGCCTGGGTTTGGTTCAGTTATTACTGATGGGAATACTGGTTGGGATACAATTAATGGGCTTATTCGTGCTTTGCAGATTGAGCTTGGTATAACAGCAACAGCAAATAATTTTGGTGCTGGTACAACACGTAAATTTAATCAACGTTATCCACATGGTGTTAAGCAACAATCCGATAGTGATAAGTCGCAAAGTAATGTTTACTCGATTATTCAAGGTGCTTTATGGTGCAAGGGTTACTCTACTGGTAATGATATTACACAAAACTTTTATGGTGGTACTGGGAATGCTATTAAAGAGTTGAAGAATGATATGGGCATTGGTGGTGATTCTACTGTCACAATTGATGTAATGAAAGCTCTTCTTTCTATGCAGCAGTTCGTTTTACTAAAGCGTTACGGTGGTATTGACGTTATTAGGATTATTCAACAAACTATTAACCGAACCTATAAGGATTATACAGGTATCATTCCTTGTGACGGCTTGTATGGTCGAGAAATGAATACCGCACTTATCCAAATTTTACAGTCGTTAGAAGGCTATTCGCCTGATGATGCCACGGGTAATTTTGGACATGGTACACGAGGTAATTTGAAAACTATTAGCAGGCAAAACGCTTCTTCCTATGGTAAGTGGGTATGGCTAGCAAAAGCTGTACTTAATTGTATTAGATATGATTGTCTTCAAAATGAGAATTGGGATGATGATTTTGCTGAGCAACTCACTAAATTCCAGAAAGACTATAAGCTTCCAGTCAGCGGAGCACTTGATGTTAACACGTGGATGTCGTTGTTAACTAGTAAAGGCAATCCAGACAGAGCTGCCAAGGCATGTGACTGTGCAACGGTACTAAATGCTCAACAAGCTAAAGATTTAAAAGCGGCAGGATACCAGATTGTTGGAAGATATTTGACTGGGTATGTTGGAAAGTCAACATCTAAAGCTCTAACTTTAGATGAAATTAAAAACATAAAAAACGCTGGTCTTTCCGTATTTCCAATTTATCAAGATGGAGGATATTATCCTGAATATTTTGCGAATCCTAACCAGGGAACTGTTGATGCACAGGTTGCTATTTCCGCTGCAAAAAGGATTGGTATTCCTTCTGGTAGTACAATATACTTTGCTGTTGATTTTGATGCTTATGGATATCAGCTGGACAGCATGATTTTACCGTATTTCAAGAAGATAAGTTTACTATTCAACAGTTGTGAAAATATTAAGAAATACCAAGTTGGTGTATATGGCCCAAGATTAATCTGCTCAAAAGTAAGCAAAGCAGGATATGCTAAATATTCGTTTGTAGCGGATATGTCTACTGGTTTTAGTGGGAATTTAGGTTATGCAATTCCTAACAATTGGGCGTTCGACCAATTTAATGAATTCTCTTTCCAATCTAGACCGACTTTTGCTCTTGATAAAGATGCATATTCTGGAAGAGATAAAGGTATCGCAAAATTTGATAGTGTAACAAAAATGACGAAAGGCGAACTAGAAAAGGAAAATATAAAAGACAAAGTAAATATTGCAAGAACACAGTTTGTGTATGATGTAGTAGAGCCTCTACATCTGCTAAATCAGCTTACTAGTTTTGGTCTTTCATATAATAAAGAAATTATTCTTAGTTATACTGAACTGCCTACTATTAGTATTCAAACCTCGGTAGAAGCAGTAACAGAATTGATGACAGTGCCTAATAATTCCTACAACGTTTCGATAGAACTAAATAGTGATGGTTCTCTAAGTGCTGCATGTGAAAATAAAATTTCTAAAATTGCTAAAGATATTAGAATTATGAAGGGCGGAGACATGATTCAAAAATCTATAGCAAATATTGCAGCATCAGTAAAATCGGGTGATATTGCATTCACTGGAAAAGTTATTTCTCCAAATCAAGTGGAGTTAGCTATTGAGGTAATGTCAGAAAATCTATTACCAACATTAGATGATGTTGATGAACATATAACGGTGATTGTAAAATACTTAATTACATTTCGTGATTTTACAATAAAGGTTCCTGAAATTCCTGAAGATGTTGTTGAAATAGGTGTAGCAGTAGCGGGAGTAGTTGCTATTTGTGCTTTTGTTCCAGTATTAATTACAGGTATTTTGGGATTCTTAGTAACATTAGGGTTGGTTGTTGCTGCTGATGCATAGAATGCATGAAAGAGAATAGGATCTGCTTTATGATAAGGTAAAGTTAGATATTAGAATTTGGTGGAGTATGAATAAGATAAGTAAAAAAGCGAAAGTGCTGATATTTTGTATTTCAATAGTTGTGGCTATCGTTTGTTTTATCACCTTATTCTTGCATCGTATTGATAATAATGCATTTAATGCTCAAATTGATAGTAAAGAGAAAATAGCTTCATATAGGGCTAACTATAACTACATAGATGTATATAAGCAAAAAGATAAAATAATTATCAACACCTATTCTGATAGTAAGTTTGACGAACCAAATCGGATTGTTGTTCCATTTGAAGGTAAATTAAGTAAAAGTGATATTCTAGTAAAGTGGAAAACCGCAAATGGTGATGTTATTGAGCAAGATAGTGATAGTATCCTTGCGGCGAGTATCATCATTGAGAAAAATGGAAAAACTATATGTAATGAAAACATAAATTTTTGTGAAAAAGGCTGGAAAGTATTAAACGATGTAATTGGAAAATAGTGATATAGTTTTGTAAATGATTTTGTTAAAAGCTCTTTGAGATTATCTCAAAGGGCTTTTTTCATGCCCGAAGGGAGGATGAGTCTTGCCAAGAAAACCTAAAAGACCGTGTTCTTATCAAGGCTGTCCGAACCTAACTGACGGCAGGTTTTGTGAGGAACACTTAAAACAAGAGAACCGGCGCTACGAAAAATACGAGCGTCCTTATGATGCTCACAAGCGTTACGGCAGAGCATGGCAGAAAATAAGGGACTCTTATGTGAGAGAGCATCCTTTCTGTGAGCTTTGCTTTAAGAACCATATGCTTGTTCCTGTTGAGCAGGTTCATCATATTAAACCGATTGCTGAAGGCGGAACGCATGAGAGGAATAATCTTATTTCTCTATGTAAATCCTGTCATTCTAAAATTCACGCTAAGCGTGGAGATCGCTGGCATAACAAATAACCCACCCCCTAGGGGGGTTTAAATCTCTACGAGCCTACCCCATGGGGAACGGGCGCAGGGTATTTTGCGTAAAAACAGCGAATTCAAAAGGGTAATAGGCAAAATCAGACACAAAAATTTTTTAATAGTTAAAACTCATGCGGAAAGGAGGCGGAAAGTTTGCCTACAAAATCAAATAATATCGGCGGTCGTGGCGGCAGACGCGTAGGTGCCGGGCGAAAGAAGAAAGCAGTTGTTGAAAAAGCGAGTGAAGGAAACCCCGGTGGCAGGCCTTTAAGCATTCTTGATATTCCGGAGCTTGAAGGTGCTGAAATGCCTCAGCCTCACGAGTTTTTATCCGCCACGCAAAAAGACGGTACTCAGCTTCAGGCTAAAGAAATTTTCGCTGAAACATGGAAGTGGCTAAAAGACATTGGTGTGAGCAGTAAAGTGCCATCTCCTCTTATTGAACGGTATGCGATGAGCTGTGCTCGTTGGATTCAATGCGAGGAAGTAACCAGTAAACTCGGGTTTCTTTCCAAGCATCCAACCACGGGTAAACCGATACCATCGCCTTTTATCAATATTGGTATTAACTACATGAATCAGGCGGTCAGGCTTTGGAATGAGATTTTCCAGATTGTGAAAGAAAACTGTTCGACTGAGTTTGATGGTGTTTCACCTCAAAACGATTTAATGGAACGCCTGCTTTTAACACGTAAAAACATTTAGGAGAAAAAATTATGATAGAAAAAGTAAATCCAAGTCACCCGGACAAGATTGCGGATCGTATTGCCGGAGCAATTGTTGATCTGGCTTACAAGATTGATGAGAACCCGAAGATTGCTGTTGAAGTGATGCTCGGGCATGGTAAGTGTGCCGTGTGCATTGAAAGCACGGTGATGTTTAAGTTTAAGGATATTAAAAATATTATCCACCGTTTAAGCCCAGGGAAAGTAAAGATTGATATTACGGTCGTGCCACAGGATAAGCATTTAAGCCAAAACCAAAACGGCATGGTTCGCTGTGGCGATAACGGGATTTTTAAAGGCGTACCACTAACAGACGAACAGAAGAAACTCTCGGCTATTGCTCGAAAGGTTTATGAAAAGTATCCGTATGACGGCAAGTATGTTCTTGATGGCGAAAAGCTTATCATCTGCCAGTCTCACGCTAAACGAGAAGACTTATTGAAAGACTATCCGACAGCGTTTGTTAATCCTTTAGGCGACTGGACGGGTGGTATCAGCGTGGATACGGGAGCGGTTAACCGAAAACTCGGGTCAGACATGGCTGATTCTGTTACAGGCGGCGGTCTTCATGGTAAGGATCTTACGAAAGCTGACGTGTCGGTTAATATTTACGCGTTTTTGAAAGCACAGGAAACCGGCCGGGTGGTTGAGTTTTCTTGTGCTATCGGGGACGAGATGGTTGATGGTAAACCGTATGCGCAGATTGTGAAAATTGCGAAAGATTACATTGACTCGGTGGGTGGTTTTGAAAAATTCGCTTGCTGGGGTCTTTTCTAACGGGAGGAAAGCTTATGGAAAAAGAAATGCAGTATTATCTGGCTGACGTAAGTGAACTTATCCCATATGTGAGAAACGCTCGCACGCACTCTGAGGCACAAGTATCTCAGATAGCGGCAAGTATTCGCGAGTTTGGTTTCCTCTCCCCAATTCTAGTGGCGGAAGATAATACGATTCTTGCAGGCCACGGCAGGCTTGCCGCGGCATTAAAACTGGGTCTTAAAAAAGTTCCGTGCGTGAAAGAAAACCATTTAACTGAAACACAAAAGCGTGCTTATATTATTGCGGATAATAAGCTTTCACTTAACGCAGGCTGGGACAATGAGCTATTGGCTGTTGAATTATCAGAGCTTGAAGGAGCTGATTTTAACCTTGATCTTCTCGGGTTTGACGAGGCGGAGCTGTCCGGTATTTTTGATGCTGATAAAGACGTAAGCGATGATGATTTTGATGTTGAAAAAGAACTGGAAGAACCGTGTTTTTCTAAAACAGGTGACATATGGACGCTTGGTAAGCATCGTGTTATTTGCGGTGATTCAACCGATTCTTCTACGTTTGAAAAACTGCTGGGTGAAACAAAGGTAAATCTTGTTTGCACGGACGCACCTTATTTCGTGAACCTTGAAAACGCGTCAGGGAAAATTAAAAACGATGATTTAAGCGATAAAGAAGGCTACGAGTTTTTAATGAAAGTTTTTACCAACTTCAAAAACTCTATGGCAGCTGACGCGTCTATTTACGAGTTTTACGCAACGATGAAAGCACGTGTTTTCTACGATGCTTTTGAGGACGCAGGTTTTAAGGTGGCAGCAGGTTTAATTTGGAAAAAGCCGAGAGCACCGCTGATGCGAACGGACTGGAAGTTTAATATGGAGCCGATTATTTACGGTTGGCGTAAAGACGGTAAACATAAGTGGTATGGCGATCAGAAACAGACAGCTGTGTTTGAATTTGACGGGATTAAAAACTCGAAGGAAGAAGGCTGTGGGCATCCTTCCAGTAAGCCTGTGCCGCTGATTGCTTATCTTATTAAACAAAGTACGCAAACAAACAGTGTTGTGTTAGACGGGTTTTTAGGCTCAGCGTCCACGCTTATAGCCTGCGAGCAGATTGGCAGAGTTTGTTTTGGAGTGGAGCTTGAACCTAAATTCATTGATGTTGCGGTTAAACGTTATATGAAGTTTCACGATGATAAAACAGAAGACGTGGTTCTTATACGAGATGGGAAACAGTATAGCTACGAGCAGGCAATTGAAATGATGAAAGAGGCTGGCGATGAGTAAAACACTTACACTCGCCAGCCTTTTTGATGGCTCGGGCGGTTTTCCTTTAGCGGCTACGCTTACAGGGATTAAACCTTTATGGGCAAGTGAAATCGAGCCGTTTCCTATAAGAGTTACCACTAAAAGATTGCCTTATGTTAAGCATTTAGGTGATGTGTCAAAGATTAAAGGTGATGCTGTGGATGCGGTTGATATTATCACGTTTGGAAGCCCCTGTCAGGACATGTCGATTGCTGGTAAACGGGCAGGTCTTAGCGGTTCTCGCTCGAACCTGTTTTTTGAAGCGATTCGGATTATTAAAGAGATGAGGAGGAAAACAGGTGGACAAAAACCAAGATATATCGTTTGGGAGAACGTTCCGGGAGCGTTTTCCTCAAATAAAGGAGAAGACTTCGAGAAAGTTATCAAAGAAATCTGTGCTGTCAAAGGACATACGTTTAATGCTCTTAGACCTGAAAAATGGAGCAGTGCAGGACTTGTCATGGCAGAAGATTTCTCACTCGCATGGCGGGTACTTGATGCTTCATACTTCGGAGTACCCCAGAGAAGAAAACGTATCTTTCTTGTCGCAGATTTTGATGGACAAAGTGCCGGAAAAATATTATTTGAGCAAGAAAGCCTGCCTGGGGATTTTACGGCGAGCGGAAAGCCGTGGCAAGAAACTGCCGGATATTTTGAAACAGGCACTGGTGATGCAATCGAAAGATACTGTTTGAACGATCAGGGCGGAAGCAGAATGGACGTGTTTGAAAACAAAAGCGGTACGCTTACAGCAAGCGTGGGAAACCATCCACCGCTCGTGTTTGAAAATCACGGACAGGACTCACGGTATAAAGGTCCTCTTAGCGTGTCTCAAACCGTGCTTTCAACGTTTGGAACTGGTGGGAATAATCAGCCTTTTGTGGTTTGTGATAAAACCTGTTTTGATGTTCGTTTAACATCGCTCAATACGAAAAACAAGCGTGCTAAAGTGTATGAAACGAAACTGGCAAGAACAATTAACACAGGGCTAAACTCCCCTGAAGCTAATCAAGGCGGTCTTGCAATAGTGTATTCTACGAGTAAAAACTCGCATCACACGAATGCTCGCGCGGAAATGACAGACACGCTTGTGGCAAGTGACTATAAAGATCCTCCTGTCGTAAACGATATGAATGAGGATAAACACTATGTGGTTAGACGTTTAACACCGAAAGAATGTGCAAGACTGCAGGGCTTTCCTGACTGTTGGTGTGATAATCTTCAAACAGAAAATCCAAACGATGAAGAGCTTATCTTTTGGCAGGATGTGTTTGAAACACATCGAAAACTAGTCACGAACGCCTGTAAGCCGAAAAGTAAAAACCAGATAATCAAATGGCTTAAAAATCCTCACACTGATTCGGCAGAATACAAGATGTGGGGCAACGGCGTGGCGCTTCCCTGCGTGTATTTCGTTCTCAAAAATATCGCTTATTTTCAGGCGAAAGAAAGCACATAAGACTTGCTAAATACCTTCTTTAGAGTGATGTATATACACAAGGAAAAACCTAAAGGAGGTATTAAAATGAGCTTAGCATATGGTTTAAAAGGTTCTAAAAGAAAACCACTCATACAAGCAATAGAAGATTTAACAGGTCTTAAAGCCGTGTATCTGAAAACTCCCAGCATGGCTTACAAGATAGGTCCTTTCACAGTTGGTAAAACCGGGACAGTAACATCTACGGATGATGAAGACCTAAAGGATCTAAAACAAATACTTGAGGGCGACTATGGTATAAGCCTTCCTAAAACACAAGATGAAAGCACACGCATGCTTACAGTCGAGTTTCCAAAAGATAAGCTGAATGTGACTAAGCTTAGAAAAATCATCAAAAACAAGGGTGATTTAATCAAAAAAGCACTCGATGTGACAAGCCTTGAAATAGAAGAAAACGATGAAACAGTTAGTTTTCCCTGGTTTAAAGATGTAAGCCAAGATCATATGGATACTTACATGAAGCTTATTTTGGCTCTTTGCAAAATGAGCTTGGAAGTAAAACATGTGAATGAAACTAAGCATAAGCCGGTTAACGATAAGTATGCTTTCAGATGTTTTCTTCTTAGGCTCGGCTTTATTGGAGATGAGTTTAAAAAGGATAGAAAGATTCTGCTTTCCCGTTTAGAAGGCTCATGTGCTTTTAGAAACGAAAGAGGTGAATGATGAGAACGGTAAGTAGAGAACAGGTTGAAAAGCTTAGAAAAACTTATCCGACAGGTTGTTTGGTAGAGCTTATCTTAATGGATGATGTTCAGGCACCTCCTATTGGCACTAAAGGCAGAGTGCGAGGTGTTGATGATATGGGTTCAATCATGGTTTCTTGGGAAACAGGAAGCGGGTTAAGCGTTGTTTATGGCGTGGATAAGTGCCGAAAAATTAGCGACTTGTAAGAACAATAATTAGTGGAAATACCAGCGGTTTTATCCCATTTATTGCTTGATAATATGTGCTTTTAGAGTGATATATAGTATCAGCAAAAGCAAAGAAGCAAAGGAGAAAAACCTATGAAAAAAGAAACCTTACAAAGACTTACAAGCGAAGTTAAAGCCTGCAGACGCTACACACTAAACGCAATCAAAAAAGCTGAAGAAGGAAAAATTAGTTCGGCTATCAGCATGCTCGACATTGCACAAACAGCAAAAACCTGCGCCATGCAAGCTCACGAGGAGCTTTGGAAGGTAAGCGAAGGAAAACTAAACGATACGGAGTTTGAACTGTTTGCGGATGCTGAAACCTTGGACAAGGATATTCAAAAAGCCTACCAAGCGATTAAACAGGCAAGAAATTAAAAAGAAAAATTGGTTAAACCAAAGAAAAATCGTGGAATTACCTGCGATTTTTTCTCATTTATGACTTGCTATTAGGTGCTTTTAGAGTGATATATAGTACTAACAAAAAGCACAGAAAAAGGAGAAAAACCATGTGGGAACAAGATACGCTTAAAGTAGAAGATCAGGTTGTAAGCTACAGCATGAAAGTTTTTGAAGAGCCAAGCGAATATGGGATTAACCAGGGAAGAATTTCCAAGCTTACTTTGAAAAACAATAACAAGGTTATCGCAAACTACGATAGAGGCTGGGACATTATGCCAACAGATAAGATTGCAAACGAGGCTTTAGAAATGATCCTTGAAGCTAGAAACTAGAAACTGAAGTTTTATTAAAAGTAGCAGGGCTTTTAAGGCCCTGTTTCTTGTAAGAAAGACGAGAAAATGATGTGGACGCAAGTAAGCGTCTTTTTTTATGCCTAAAGAAAGGAGGAGCTTAAGTTGCAAGAATACGAGGTTACTAAGTTTAAAAAAGAAAATTCAACCTATAGTAAGGATTTAGCGGATTATGCCGTAAGTTTTATTGAATGTTTAACGCATACGAAGGGAACGTGGGCTGGTAAGCCTTTTAAGCTCCTTGACTGGCAGGAGCAGATTATTAGGGACTTGTTTGGCGTGGTTAAACCGAATGGTTACCGTCAGTTTAATACTGCTTATATTGAGATACCTAAGAAGATGGGTAAAAGTGAGCTGGCTGCTGCTGTGGCACTGCTTTTATGCTGTGGGGATAATGAGGAGCGTGCGGAAGTTTATGGTTGTGCGGCGGACCGTCAGCAGGCAACGATCGTGTTTGATGTGGCGGCGGACATGGTTAGAATGTGTCCGGCTCTTAATCGTAGGGTTAAAATTTTAGCTTCGCAAAAACGTATTATTTTCATACCAACTAACAGTTTCTACCAAGTCTTGTCGGCTGAAGCGTACTCTAAACACGGGTTTAACATTCACGGTGTCGTGTTTGATGAGCTTCACACGCAGCCAAACCGTAAACTGTTTGACGTGATGACTAAAGGCTCCGGGGATGCTCGCATGCAGCCACTGTATTTTCTGATTACCACAGCCGGTACGGATACGCATTCTATCTGCTATGAGACGCATCAGAAAGCAGTGGATATTCTTGAGGGTAGGAAAATTGATCCAACTTTTTACCCCGTGATTTATGGTGCAAAAGATTCGGATGATTGGACTGATCCTAAGGTGTGGAAGAAAGCTAATCCTTCTCTTGGGGTGACGGTTCAAATGGAGAAAGTTAAGGCTGCTTTCGAGTCGGCTCGGCAAAATCCCGGTGAAGAGAATGCTTTTCGTCAGCTTCGTCTTAACCAGTGGGTGAAACAGTCTATTCGTTGGATGTCGATGGAAAAGTGGGATGCTTGCGGTTTTCAGGTGAATGAGGAAGAACTCGAGGGCAGGGTCTGCTACGGGGGTCTTGACCTTTCAAGCACCACCGACCTTACCTCCTTTGTTTTGGTCTTTCCACCAGAAGATGAGTCGGATAAGTTTCGTATTCTACCTTATTTTTGGGTGCCTGAAGAAACCTTGAGTTTACGCGTGAAGCGAGATCACGTGCCTTATGACGTGTGGGAAAAACAAGGGTTTATTAAAACTACGGAAGGGAACGTTGTTCACTATGGGTTTATTGAAAAATTCATCGAAACTTTAGGTGAACGTTTCAATATTCGTGAGATTGCTTTCGACCGTTGGGGCGCGGTGCAAATGGTGCAAAACCTTGAAAACATGGGGTTTACCGTGGTCCCGTTCGGACAGGGATTCAAGGATATGAGTCCGCCTACCAAGGAGCTTATGAAGCTTACACTCGAGCAGAAAATCGCACACGCAGGGCATCCGGTGCTTCGCTGGAACATGGACAACATATTTATTAGGACAGATCCTGCAGGAAACATTAAATGCGATAAGGAAAAATCAACCGAGAAAATTGATGGTGCTATCGCAACCATCATGGCACTTGACCGTGCTATCAGATGCGGTAATGCAAATACGGAAAGTGTGTATGACAGTCGAGGAATCCTATTCATGTAAGGAGGTGGGTCGTGAATATTTTTAGTAAAATTTTTAAGAGTAGAGATAAGCCTGAAAACAGGATGTTAGGCGGCGGTTATCGTTTCTTAATGGGCGCGTCCTCGTCCGGTAAAAGGGTGAATGAGCGTTCGGCGATGCAGATGACGGCGGTTTACTCGTGTGTGCGTATTTTGTCTGAGGCGGTGGCGAGTCTGCCGCTTCACGTGTATGAGCGGACGAGTACAGGTACGGCTAAAGCTGTTAAACATCCTTTGTATAAGGTGCTTCATGATGAGCCGAATCTTGAGATGACAAGCTTCGTGTTTAGAGAAACATTGATGACGCATCTTCTGTTATGGGGTAATGCTTACGCGCAGATTATTCGAAACGGTAAAGGCGAGGTTTTAGGCTTATACCCTTTAATGCCTGATCGTATGAGAGTTGACCGGGATGAGAGTGGTCAAATTTTTTACGAGTATACGTTAAATGATAGTGATGTTTTAGCGGGTAAAGAAACGAGTGTGAAACTTAAACCTTTTGACGTGCTTCATATTCCCGGTCTTGGTTTTGATGGTCTTGTTGGTTATTCGCCTATTGCGATGGCAAAAAACGCTATCGGTATGGCGATAGCTACGGAAGAGTATGGTGCATCGTTTTTCGCTAACGGTGCTACACCAAGCGGCATCTTGGAATACCCCGGAACAGTAAAAGATCCGTCTGGTATGAGGGATAGTTGGAATAAGGGGTTCTCGGGTTCTAACTCGCATAAGATAGCGATTTTAGAGGAAGGCATGAAGTATACGCCTATTTCTATTTCGCCTAACGAAGCACAGTTTCTTGAAACTCGTAAGTTTCAGATTAACGAGATCGCTCGTATTTTTAGAGTCCCGCCACACATGGTTGGTGATTTGGAAAAATCAAGTTTTTCTAATATTGAGCAGCAGTCGTTGGAGTTTGTGAAATACACGCTGGATCCTTGGGTGGCGCGGTTTGAACAGTCTATTACGAGGCGGCTTTTTACTGATAAGGAGAAAGAAACCTATTATGTGAAGTTTAACGTGGATGGTCTTCTTCGAGGAGACTATCAGAGTCGTATGAATGGTTATGCTACCGCTCGTCAAAACGGTTGGATGAGCGCGAACGATATTAGACAGTTAGAAAACTTGGATAAGATTCCAGCCTGTGAGGGTGGTGACTTGTATTTGATTAACGGCAACATGCTCCCGCTTAACCGTGCGGGAGCGTTCGCAAACAGTAGCGGAAAGGAGGAACAAGGTAATGAGGAAGTTTTGGCAGTGGAAAAACCAGGCGGTAAACGTTGAGAATAATGAGATTTTTGAGAGGACACTGTTTCTTAACGGTACGATTGCTGAAGAATCATGGTTTGATGATGATATTACACCACAACTTTTTAAAGACGAGTTAAACGCTGGTAGTGGAAATATTACCGTGTGGATTAACTCGCCTGGCGGCGATTGTGTGGCTGCGGCACAAATCTATAACATGCTCATGGATTACAAGGGTTGTGTAACGGTAAAAATTGACGGGATTGCGGCGTCGGCGGCCTCGGTTATTGCGATGGCTGGCACAAAGGTTTATATGAGCCCAGTGTCAATGCTTATGATTCATAATCCTATGACTGTTGCTTTTGGCAACAGAAACGAAATGGAAAAAGCAATATCAATGCTTGATGAGGTCAAAGAGTCCATTATTAACGCTTACGAGATTAAAACAGGGCTTAACCGTGTGAAACTGTCGCATTTAATGGATTCGGAAACGTGGATGGATGCTAACAAGGCGGTAGAACTCGGGTTCGCGGACGGTGTTTTAACTAGAGGTGAAACCACTGATATTGGCATACCACAGGTTTCAACATTGTATTCGAAAGCAAGCGTGCAAAACACGTTATTGGAAAAAATATCTAAAGCCTGCCGGATAAGCGGTAAGGAAACAAACAATATTAGTGCAGACGATCTTATGGATCGTCTTTTTTTAATCAAAAATTGGAGGTAAACATGATGAACAGTATTTCAAACATGGTTGAGAAACGTAATAAGGCTTGGCAGGGTGCGAAAGCTTTCCTTGAGTCTAAACGTGACAAGGACGGGCTTATTTCAGAAGAAGACGCGAAAACCTATGATGAGATGGAAGCGAAAGTGAAAGCTTACAGTATGGAAATTGAGCGCTTGGAGCAGATGGAAGTAATGGATAAGGAGCTTTCAAAACCAACATCCGAGGCGATTGTTGCAAAACCTATGAAAACAGGTGTTAACCTTGAAAAACAAGGGCGTGCGCGTGACGAGTATAAGCAGGCAATGCTTACAGCTCTTAGAAGTAATTTTAAACGAGTCGATAACGTGTTGCAGGAAGGCGTGGACGCTGACGGCGGGTATCTTGTGCCGGAAGAATACGATAATCGTCTGATTGAAACGTTGAAAGAAGAAAACATTATTCGCTCTCTTGCTACCACGATTACCACTAGTGGAGAGCATAAGATTAATATTGCGATGAGCGATCCTGCGGCGGCTTGGATTGAAGAAGGCGCAAGCCTTAACTTTGGAGATTCCAAGTTCGCGCAAATCCTGCTTGACGCTCATAAGCTTCACGTTGCGGTAAAAGTTACTGAAGAACTCTTGCATGATAATGCGTTTAACCTCGAGAATCATCTTCTCACATCCTTCGGCATGGCTTTGGCTAACGCTGAGGAAGACGCTTTTCTTAACGGGGATGGCGTGGGAAAACCGACTGGTATTTTCAACAAGAAAGACGGTGGCACGTTCCTTAAAGAAACTACCGGTATTAAAACTGATGATCTGATTGATCTTGTTCACGCTTTGAGGCGACCATACCGCAAAAACGCGAGTTTTATTATGAACGATAAAACGGTCGCGAGCATACGAAAACTTAAAGACAATAACGGCGCGTACGTTTGGCAGCCTTCATACCAGGATGATGAGCCGAACAGGATTCTCGGATACCCGGTATACACGTCTGCTTACGCGCCTGAAAACATGGTGGCTTTTGGTGACTACTCGTACTACAACATTGGCGACCGTGGTTCACGCTCGTTTAAAGAGCTTACCGAGCTTTTCGCTGGAAACGACATGGTAGGTTTCGTTGCTAAAGAGCGTGTAGACGGCAAACTCGTGCTTAAAGAAGCAGTACAGATTCTGCCTGTTAAAACAAGCGTAGCAGCCTAAAAAGATGGTTTAAGGAGGGGTGTTGATGATAGTTACAGTTGAGGAAGCAAAAAACTATCTTAGGGTGGATAGTAAAGAAGATGATGAGCTTATCAACACCCTTATTCGTTCTGCTGAAAAACTCTGCCAGGGAGTAGCTCGTAAAAACGATAGGAGTTTGATTAGTGAAAACTTTGATGAGTATCGGCTCGCAGTCTTATACGCTACAGGCTACTTGTATGAGCATCGGGAAGAAGCAGACCACCACGCGCTTATGCTCACTTTACGTTCGATGCTTTTTACTGTTAGAAAAACGGGGTTTTAAATGAGAATAAGTTTATTAAACGAGCGTATTGTGCTGCTTAAAAACAGTGTTGAAGTTGATGATGTTGGTAATCATAAGATTAAGTGGAGTAAATATTACGAGTGTTACGCGACGGTGAGTGCTGAAAGTCCCGTAGAAGAGACTTCGGCGGGAAACGTGTGGGATGAGTCAAAAATAGATTTTACTATCCGTTATTCGAAAGAAACAGCCGTAGTCTCATCTCTTGGTTACAGGATTATTTTCCGTGATACGGTTTATGAGATTTTAGGTGTTGACCACATGAATTATAAGAAGAAAAGCCTGAAACTTCATTGTAAGAGGTGTAAAAAGTGAGCAAAACAGGAGTAGATAATCTTTCAAACAGGATAATAAAAGAGCTTAAAACTTACGCTGATACTACGAGTGAGAAAGTAAAAGAAGCAGTTAAAAACGTGAGTAAAACCGTTAAAGAAGATATAGAAAACACTGCTCCGAAACATACGGGTAAGTATGCGAAAAGTTGGGCGGTGAAAACTGTTAAAGAATCAGAAAACGCTCTCACACTGGTAGTTCATTCAAAAAACAAGTATCAGCTTACGCACTTGTTAGAGTATGGGCATGCTAAACGAGGCGGTGGACGCGTTGAGGCAAGAGCACACATTAAGCTTGCGGAAGAAAAAGCGGTTAAAAGTTTCGAAGAAAAAATAAGGGAGGCGATAGAACATGACTAGACTTTTAAGCATCATGAGAGAGATAGGTTTTCCTTTTGCTTACCATCATTTTGCTGAAGGAGAGTCCCCTTCTCCACCGTTTCTTGTGTTTCTTACGCCTGCAAGCAGTAATTTTGCGGCAGACGGGAAAGCGTATTTTAAAGCAAACGAAGTTCATATTGAACTATACACAGATTATAAGAATCCTAGTGTGGAAGAAAAAGTTGAAGCCGTGCTTGATAGGCACGGCATTTTTTATAACAAAACAGAAGCGTTCATAGAGTCGGAAAAACTTTATGAAACACTCTACATTTTTGAAATGGAGGTAACAATAAATGGGTAACAAGGTTAAATACAATCTTAAAAACGTTTATGCGGCAAAACTTAAAAAAGACGCAGGCGGAAGTTTTAACTATGATGCGCCTAAACCTATTCCGGGGGCGGTGAGCATAAGCCTTGATGCGGAAGGTGAATCCTCACCGTTTTACGCTGACGGGATTGTCTACTTCAGGTCGACTGCTAACAACGGTTACAGTGGCGACTTGGAAATGGCTCTTATACCTGAATGGTTTAGAACGGAAATATTAAAAGAAAAACTTGATAAAAACGGTGTGCTGGTAGAAAAAGCAACTACCGGTGAAACGGAAAAGTTCGCGCTTCTTTTTGAGTTTGACGGTGATGTTAAAGCAATCCGCCATGTGCTTTATAACTGCTCGGCTTCCAGACCGTCTATCGCTTCGGAAACTAAGGAAGACACGATAGAACCGGGTACTGAAACACTCTCGCTTACGGCTGATCCTAGAGAAGATGGGCTTGTGAAATCCCGTAGCGGAGATACGACATCTGATGAAACTTACGCTAACTGGTATAAGAGCGTGTACGTTCCTCAAAACACGACAGAGGTTAAACCTAAGTAAAAAGGGGTGGTGAGCATGATTGAAAAAACAGTAAAAATCGGTGGCAAAGACGTGAAGTTTCGCTCTTCTGCCACTATTCCAAGACTGTATCGCATCAAATTCAAGCGTGATATTTTTCAGGATCTTTCCAAGCTTGAAAAATCGTATAAGACTAAAAGCACCGGGTTTGAGATTGATGATTTGGAGATTTTTGAAAACGTAGCCTACATCATGGCCTACCATGCGGATAACACGATTCCTGAAACGATTGAAAAATGGCTCGATGAGTTTGAAATGTTTTCTATCTACGAGGTGCTGCCTGAAATTTTAGAGCTTTGGGGTGCGAATTTACAAACACAGGTTCAATCTAAAAAAAAGTTACGTCAACTACAAGAGAAATGACAACCGCGTTATTTCTTCTTAGATGCACAGAAATCGGGATAAGTATTTGCGAGCTGGATCTTTTAACCATCGGCATGATTTTAGACATGTGGACGGAGAAAGCAAACGATAGTGTGAAATACGATAGGCTCGCAAGCCAGGCAGAATTCGACAGGTTCTAGACGAAAACCAAACATTCTTATACCTAACGTTAAAATATCTGAATTTTTTTATTCCTAAATTAAGAGTAAAAGGAGGTGAAGTTATGGCAAACAGGATTAAAGGTATTACCGTTGAAATCGGCGGAGATACGACAGGCTTGGATAAAGCGTTAAAAGACGTGAATACGACTATCCGATCCACGCAAGCTCAGCTTCGTGACGTAAACAGGCTGTTAAAACTCGATCCGTCCAACGCTAAACTTTTAGCACAAAAACAGCAGTTGTTGCAGCAGGAAATAGCAAACACTTCCGAGAAACTTAACGCTTTAAAACAGGCGGATAAGCAGGCTAAAGTACAGCTTGAAAACGGGGATCTCGGTAAAGACAAGTATGATGCTTTGCAGCGTGAGATTATTGAAACCGAGCAGAATCTTAAAAATTTAGAACAGCAGGCCAAGAAAGTCCCATCAGCGTTAGCAGTTTCTATGAAAGAAACCGGGGATAAAATTAAAAGTGTCGGTGAGAAAACAGCCCAAGTCGGCACAAGCCTATCCACGCATGTTACCGCACCAATTGTGGGGCTTGGAGCCGCATCGTTAGCCGCGTTTAACGAAGTTGATGCAGGCATGGACACGATTGTTACTAAAACAGGCGCAACAGGAAAAGCACTGGAGGGTATGCAAGATAGTATGAAAAATCTTGCTACCAGTATTCCTACTGATTTTCAAACCGCAGGTGCTGCTATCGGCGAGGTGAACACAAGATTCGGTTTAACAGGTAAAAGCCTTGAAGACCTGTCAGGCAGGTTTATTAAATTTGCTCAAATTAACAACATGGACGTTTCCACGGCTGTTGATAACACGCAGAAAGTTGTGGCTGCGTTTGGGCTTAAAGCACAGGATGCCGGGGCTTTACTTGATACGATGAACGCAGTCGGTCAGCGTACCGGTGTCAGCATGGATACGCTTGCTAAAACCATGGTTACTAACAGTGCCTCCTTACAGCAGCTTGGGTTTAGTGCATCTGATGCTGCTAATTTCTTAGGCAATGTTGAAATGTCCGGTGCTGACACGTCACAGGTTATGACTGCTCTTACTAAAGCATTGGCTGCTGCTACAGCTAAAGGCACGCCTATGAAACAGGCTTTAGAGGATATTCAAAACAGTATGGTGAATGCGAAAAGCGACACTGAAGGTTTAAAAGTAGCTTACGAGCTGTTTGGTAAGCGTGCGGGTGCGGCTATTTATCAGGCGTGTAAAAACGGTTCGCTGTCTTTTGCTGAGCTTGGCACTTCCCTTAAAGATAATGCCGGTAGCGTGGAGAAAACGTTTAACGAAACGCTTGATCCGATAGATAAGTTTAAGACCTCGATGAATAGTCTGAAAATCGTGGGAGCAGATCTTGGCAGTTCTCTTGCAACGGTTTTACAGCCTATGCTTGAAAAGTTCGCTTCCTGTATGAAGTCTTTAAGTGAAGCTTGGAACGGATTGTCTCCGGGAATGAAGGATGCGATAGTAAAAATCACGCTTATTGCTGCAACAGTCGGGCCTGTGCTCATTGTGATCGGGAAAATTATTAGTGCTGTTGGAACAATCACTTCTGCTCTGGGAGGTCTTATCGGACTTCTTGGAGGAACAGCCACAGCCACTACTGCGGTAGGTGTGGCAGGAGGAGCTAGTGCTGCAGGAACAGCAGCAGCGGGAACAGCAGCCGGAACAGCGGCTGTTGGGTTTGGTGCGTTAAACGTTTCACTTCTTCCTATTATCGGTATTATTGCGGCGATTATTGCCGCGGTTGTGGCGATTATTGCGATTATTAAAAACTGGGGTGCTATAAGCGAATGGTTTAAAAACCTGTGGCGGGATGTTTGCCAGAGCGTGAGCAGTATTTGGCAAAACATCTCGGAGTTTTTCCAAAACGTGTGGCAAGGCTTAGTTCAGGTTTTTACCGGTGTGTGGGATACGATTAAAAACGTGCTCACGGTAGCTCTCATGTTTATCGTAGAGCTTATAAAAGGCTATTTTTCGCTTATCACACTACCGTTTAGGTTTATTTGGGAAAACTGTAAAGACGTGATTATAGGCGCATGGGATGCGATTAAAACCACGGTAAGCAGCGTGCTTGAAGCCATAAACAGTGTAATAACAAGTGTTATGAACACGATTATGTCGTTTATAACAAGCGTGCTAAACACTATAAGCAGTGTGTTTACGAGCGTATTCAATGCGATTTTAAGTGTTGTAACGTCTGTTTTTAACAGTATAAAATCGGTGGCTGAAACAATATGGAATGGAATTTGCAGTGTTATAACAAACGTGGTGAACACAGTTAAAAATACGGTTTCTACGGTGTTTAACGCGGTGGCAGGCGTTGTAAGCAACGTATTTAACGGTATTAAAAACACGGCCGTATCAATTTGGAATGGTATTAAAAACGCTATCATCACTCCGATTGAAGCGGCGAAAAACAAGGTTAAGGCAGTAGTTGACGCTATAACAGGCTTTTTTGCAGGTATTAGACTTAGTCTTCCTCATATTAAACTGCCTCATTTTAGTATTAGCGGACACTTCTCACTCGCACCACCGTCTGTACCGTATCTTGCTATCGACTGGTATAAGAAGGCAATGGATAAGCCGATGCTGTTAAACGGGGCTACTATCTTCGGTGAGAAAAACGGGCATTTGCTTGGCGGCGGTGAAAAAGGCCCTGAGGTGATTATGGGGCTTGATGCTTTGCAGAATATGAGCGCGGGAGCAAACACGCAAATGCTTAGTGTTATGAACCAGATTCTAGCGATTATGGACTCGTATTTCCCACAGTTTTCCAACCAGAGTATTGTGCTTGACTCAGGCGAGCTTGTGGGCGGTATTGCACACAAGATGGACAGTGAGCTTTTTAAGCTTCAAACAAGAAAAACAAGGGGGTGGTAAAAGTGTATGGGATGACAATAAACGGGTTGCATAGTTTTAAGGATTTAGGCTTAGTTCCAACACTTAAGCCACATGTTAATCTACCCTCCCCAAGGTTTAGCTATCTGGAAGTGCCCGGAAGATTGGGAAGTTTTGATCTTACAGAAAGTTTAGCAGGTGAAGTTTTATACGAGATGCGTGAAGGCAGTTTTGAGTTCATTGTCGCGGATAAAGGCGTGTGGCAGAAAGCTTATGAGAGGCTTAAACGTGATGTTCACGGGCTTAAAACAACCCTTGTATTGGACAGTGAATCTTCCTTTTACTATCAGGGTCGAGTGTGGGTAAGTGATTTTAAATCAGATAAAAACTATGAAACGATTACGCTTAACTACAGGCTAAACCCTTATAAGCACAGTGTTTTAGACATTAAAACAGGTGGCGTGTACACGTTAAAAAACGTGCAGGTTAAAGACGGGAAAGAAATCAGGCTTACCCGTGATTTTGATATGACGCTTATACCTGAATTTACTAATAAAACACTAAACACAATAAGTGTTAATTTTAAAGGAAAAACCTACAGTCTAAAACAAGGGGTATCTCGTTTTCCTGAACTTAGGACACGCGAAAATAATATGACGCTTACGTTTCAAGGCACAGGCACACTTGATATTTCCTACCTAAGGGGGTGGTTATAAATTGTACAGAATAACTCTTGATGAAACATCCTTGTATTATCCGGGCGACACTAAGAATGTTCTTCTTGGCGCGACGCTTAATGTGGAGCTTAACACTGCAGGCACGCTTGTGTTTACGTGTCCGAAAGAAAATCCCTGCTATGAGAAGTTTTTTAACAGAAAATCAGTGGTGAGCGTGTATCACGGTGAGAAAGAAATTTTTACCGGAGAGGTAAGAGAACAGGAGAAAGATTTAAACCAAAACAAGAAAGTAGTGTGCGTAGGTCTTTTAACGTATCTTGCAGACAGTATTCAGCCGCAGAAAGAATACCATGATCACACACCTTACCAACTGTTGGAAAAATTCCTAAACATTCATAACGAGCAGGTGGATGACAGGAAAAAGATTCATATCGGAAAAGTCAGCGTGACAGATCCCAATAATTTCCTGTACAGGTTCACCAATTTTGAAACAACGCTTGAAGCGATTATGGGAAAAATGGTTGATAAGCTGGGCGGATACTTAAAACTAAGACGAGAAAAAGACGGGCTGTACCTTGATTATCTTCGCTTGGAAGAAATGGGTAAAATGGCAAAACAGCCGGTTGAGTTCGGTTTGAACCTGCTTGATTATACTGAAAACTTATCGGCAGAAGATGTTACTACAGCGATTATCCCTTTAGGTAAAGAACTGGAAAGTGAAAACAGTAAAAACGAGGTTCTTAAAAAATACACTGATATTACAAGCGTTAATAACGGGAAAAATTATCTTGTTTCCACTCAGGCCAAGAGCGCGTTTGGTTGGGTTTGTAAAGTCGTTAGATGGGATGATGTTGCTGTTCCTGAAAACCTGTTACGTAAAGCCTCTCTTTGGCTTAAAGATAATCAGTTCGAACAGACAGAGCTTAACTTAAGCGCGGTTGACTTATCCGAGTTTGACCTTGATTTTGAAACTATTGAGTGTGGAGACAGAGTTAGGTGCATAGCATCGCCTTTTGGCATGGATCGGGTATTTCCCGTGATGAGACAGTCTATTCCATTGCAAAAACCCGGTGAGATGAAAATCGTCCTGGGCAGTCAAACCAGACGAAGCTACGTGCAAAGCTCGCATGATAGTGTGCAAAGCCTGCGTGAAGAAAATCTTGCAACAAGAAAAATAGACAACGAGCGTGTGCAAAGTGAAATCAACAATATTAAAGCACAGATGAACATCACATCAGGCGGCTACAAGGTAACAGAATATGATGATTCAGGCAGGTGGCTAAGAGACCTTTATATGGATACGCCTGATAAGAATACTGCTACGAAAGTATTACAGGTTAATATGAACGGGATCGGCGGAAGCCATAACGGTTTTGCAGGACCTTACAATACCGCGATGACTCTTGACGGCATGGTGTATGGTGACAGGATTATCGGACATTCGATTGATGCTGAGAAACTTTCAGTTTCTTACACTTCGCAGGTGGAAAAGCAGATTAGTAACGCAAAACAGGAAGCTATTTCTGATAGTGATGAGAAGCTTAAAAGCTACTATACGATAAACGAGGTTAACACCAAGTTTTCTGTAACTGATCGAAAGATTGAATCAAGTGTTGAAACAGTTAATCAAAAACTGGAGCAGAAAAACGGTAACTATTATGGCACGTATACTCCCTACTCTTCTAATGCTCCGGCTAACTCTTGGACAAGCAGGAGTGAGAAGTTAAACCACGTGGGAGATTTTTTCTTCGACACTCAAACAGGCTACGCCTACAGGTATCGGGTTAAAAGAGACTGCTTAGAGGTTAAGTTTAACAGTAATTGCCGCACGGAAAGCGCAAACTATGATTGGGTGGAAGTTTTCTATGAGTCTGAGGGTAAGATTCACGTTTTACCGAAACTTGGCGGTGCGGACATAGCAGATAAAAGCATCTTTGTGCCAAACAATACGTTCTGGCTTTATTTTAGAAGCGATGGTTCAAGCCATGATTATTACGGTTTTAAGATTGATGCGATAAGAAAAAGTGGTTCAAGGAAAGAAGTTCAAGATAGTTTAGCGGTTTTACCTAACGATGCCGGAAACATAATAGAACTGTCAGGCAGCAACTATCCTGAGTCAGAGCATGATCCGTATCAGGATAATACAAGAAAACTCTGGCGGTATACGTCAAATGAGAGTCTTGACAGCTACCTGGAGTTTGATTGGGTTAGAGTTAGTGATAAAGACATTCAGGCTGCTAAAGAAACAGCTGACAGAGCTATATCTAAAGTTTCTATTGTTGAAGACTCGATTACTTCCATGGTGAAAAAGGGTGAGTTCGGTTCGTTTATGCGGCAAAACTACAACAGTTTTCTGATTGGATTTAACGAGTCAAGCAACTATGTTCAAATCACTGCAGGGCAAATAGGTCTTTACAATGGGGCGATTGACCAGTATCACAAGCGTGCGGTCTTTGATGAAAGCGGTAACCGTTTCTATCGTGAAGGCTCATATGTCGGCATGATTGGCACGAATCATAAACGTTACGTTGAAGAGTGTAAGGGTCTTGAGTTTGATTTGAGTTACGAGGGTCAATATATGGCTTTCGCACAACAAAAATCATCAAATCATGACGAGCTGAATACCATGCTTTGTTTTTCACGCTCAAACGGTATGTATGACGAGTATGGCTTGCATTTAGGCTGCAACTTTTATGCCCACGGTTTCAAGGTTATAAAACCGCAGTGGGAAGAAGGATTTGGAACTACGGCAACCATTCATTATGTGCAGGTGCTTGATGTGGATGAGTACGGCAAAGTAAGAAGATGGGGTGAAAACGGGCGCATGGTATTTAAAAACGGTATCCTCATGGACTTGACTTTCTACAACTAAGGAGATGAATATGGCAGAACTTATTATTAACACAAACGAAGTTGTGGTAAACGAAGGTACTAAAAACAGTGAAATAAAAGTCGCTAAAAATGTTGATGAGAGTATGGAAATAGAGCAGTTTATCAGCAACAGTAAGTACGCAAAGATGATAGAAGACATCAATCACAAACTGGATATTCTAATCGAGGAAAAGGAGGTGGAAGATGGAAAAGCCGACCATTAATTATGCGATAGCTACACAGAAGTTTAGAGCGAAGTTGAGCGATGAGATAGTGTCTTTGCAAAAAAGTATCCCTATCCCGACCTATATGGTTGAAGGGATAATCGCATCAGTTTTAGCTGACATACGCTCAGCGGTGATAGCTGAAAACACGATGGAACATGTTGCTTTTAGTGAGGAAAACACAAAGTATTACGAAGAACAGTTAGAAAAACTAAACGAGGAAATCCTAAAACTTAAAGCAGAAAAAGAAGAAAAACCATAAGGAGGAAAGCCTTATGTATAGAGGAACAACACCTACAAACGTGTTCAGGACAGATGTGGATTTAGAAAACGCATCTGTCCTTTTTGTTAGCTATAAGCAAAACGGAAAAGTTGTTTTAGAAAAAAGCTTAGAGGATGTGAGTGTTAAAAAGACGCTTGTAACAGTCAATCTCACGCAGAAAGAAACACTTTTGTTTCAAGACGGTATTGTCACGATTCAAATCAGAGCAAAGTTTCCCGACAATACGGCTATCGCTTCAAATCTGATACGAACAACAGCTGAAGAAATAGTAAAGGACGGTGAGATTTAATGGCAGAACTACAGGCAAGTTTTAAACACAATACAGATATGAGCGCATCTTTTGAAAGCATCATAAAAGTAACCGGCGAAGAAACAACGGATTACAACAGGCTTACTAACCTGCCGAAAATTAACCAAGTAAAGCTTATAGGCAATAAAACGCTTTTAGAGCTGGGACTTTGCTCTATCAGCAATATCGAACTCGAAGAACTACTTAAATAAGGAAGGAAATTATTATGCAAACTAAATTTTTAGACAACAACGGACTTTTATACGTTTGGAAGAAAATCAAGGAAAGCTTTGTGAAAAAAGAAGAGCTGACAAAAGCCTTGGAAACAGTGCCGAAGAAAGTTGCGGATTTAAGTGATGCGGCAAACTATGCACAAGTATCTTCAGTGCCAACCAAGGTGGAAAACCTGCTGGATGCGTCAGAATACGCGAAGAAAACCGACATTGTGACAAACGTAGAAAATCTTCAAGGCATTGATGCGTATGCGAAAACAAGTGCACTACCGACAAAAGTAGAACAGCTGGAAGACGCAGCGAATTATGTGAAAAAGACAGACCTTACTGAAGAGGTAAAGCATCTTGTCGGCAACATTTAATCAATTGATTTTAAGGTGGTTGATAGCCTGCCTCAGACAGGTGATAAGGCAACAATCTATCTTATAAGCGATAACAAGGGCGAAAACGATGCGTATGATGAGTACATTTATGTAAACGACAGGTTTGAAAAAATCGGTACAACATCAGTTGATTTAAGCGGCTATGTGAAAAAAGAAGATGTTAAAAGTATCAGCAATGAAGAAATCGATGCACTGTTTGTGTAGGTGAAGCTTATGGCAGACAAGTTTTTAGGCAAAGAAGGTTTACTTAGGCTGATAGAAAAACTGAAAGAAAAATTTGCCACACTGGACAGTCCTGCTTTTACGGGAAAACCGACTGTTCAAACACCAAACTATATACCGGACACCAGAGGAAAAGAAATCGTTAACCGTGAATACGTGGATTTCGTAACAAAGCTGCTGATACATCAGGAAATGCCTAAGCTCCCCAAGCAGTTCAAATGGGTTATTACACCTGATTCTTGGCAGGAAGTACTAGATGGTTATGTGTATGGCTTTTTTTACGAAAAATATTACAAGCCACATAAAGAACGCTACTCCAACAACGCGCAGGAACAGAATGTAGCACTTGATATAAAAATCGACTTTGAAAGACTTCCGTCTATGAGGTTTTATGGCATGGGAGATATTAAGGAGGTTTGCAAACTAACTATGGCAATCGGCAGTGATTGGCGGATTTACTGTTATGGGGATAAACCTTCAAACGAAATACCGGTAATTATTACATTTATGCAGGTAGAAGATGTAACTGATCTTATTAAGGAGGCGGTAGAATGAAAGAATTTTGGAATACACTACAGTTGGCTTTCACAGTAGTAGGCGGCTGGCTGGGATACTTTTTAGGCGGGTGCGATGGTTTAATCCTCGCACTTCTTTTATTTGTGGTAACCGATTACATCACAGGCGTGATGTGTGCGGCGATTGATAAAAAGCTCTCAAGTAGCGTGGGTTTTAAGGGCATCTTTAGAAAGGTGCTCATTTTTATGCTTGTTGGCATAGCAAACATTATAGATTTTCAGGTTATTAAGCAAGGAAGCGTGATTAGAACCGCGGTAATTTTCTTTTACCTGTCTAACGAAGGACTTTCACTCATTGAAAACGCGGCTCACCTGGGGCTTCCCGTGCCTGAGAAATTAAAAAACGTTTTAGAACAATTACACGACAAAGGCAGAAAGGACAATACTCATGAGTAAAAAAGGAATAGACGTATCAGTATGGCAGGGTGACATTGATTTCAACGCGGTGAAAGCATCCGGCGTTGAGTTTGTGATCATTCGAGCAGGATACGGTATCGGACACAAAGACAAGTGGTTTGAGGAAAACTATCGTAAAGCAAAAACAGCCGGTCTTGATGTAGGCTCTTACTGGTATTCGTACGCAAGCTCTGCAGGTGAGGTGGCTTTAGAGGCTCAAAGCTGCGTGAACATACTTTCAGGTAAGAGTTTTGAGTATCCTGTTTACTTTGATTTGGAAGAAAAAAGCCAGCTTAACCGTGGACGGGATTTTTGTGATTCTTTGATTACAAGTTTTTGTAACAAGCTGGAAGCTTGCGGATATTATGCAGGTTTTTACACTTCGCTTTCAGTAGCTAATAACCTTGTGTCTTCTCATGTTAGAGACCGTTACGCTTTGTGGATCGCACAGTGGAACACGCACTGTAGCTATCAAGGTTCGTATGGTCTTTGGCAATACTCGTCAAGTGGCAGTGTTAACGGGATAGCCGGAAGAGTTGACATGGATTATGCTTACGTTGATTATCCAAGCGTGATAAAAAACGCTGGGTTAAACGGGTATCAAAACGGTGGCTCTTACACTGCTCCTCAAACATCAAGCATTGATGAAGTGGCAAGAGAAGTTATTAACGGCGATTGGGGTAACGGAATTGAGCGTAAAAACCGTTTAACTTCTGCCGGATACGATTATACGAGCGTGCAAAATAAAGTTAATGAACTTCTTGGTGTTAAAGCCTATAGAAAGTCGGTTGATGAGCTTGCACGTGAAGTAATCCGAGGCACGTGGGGTAACGGCAAAACACGAAAACAGCGTCTAACTCAAGCAGGATATGATTATAATGCAGTACAAAAACGAGTAAACGAACTCTTGTAAAACAGTTTGAAACACTTATAAAGCCCGAGGCTTGTTCCTACATTGGAGCAATCCTCGGGCTTTTTTATTTTTGAAAACTTTTTTTAGAAAAACCGTCAGATTATCACCTTTCCCAAGGCTACCCCATAGAAGGGCACAAAGTCCTTTTAGAAAGGAGGCGGCACATGAAACAAAAACTTGTCGTAAGTGTTTCAAAAAAGCCTAAAGAAGATGGGCTTGCAAGTTGTAAACCTATCGGGCTGAGAGAAAAAATCATCCGATTCTTCCTCGGAAAGAAAGAAGACATCATGGTCTTTATTCCAAGTAACAGAATCGATGAAGTTGTGGTTCAAAACAAGAAAGGTGAATAAGAATGAACGAAAACACGGTAAAAAAGATAATTGGCGATCTTGAATCACTGATTTGTCACCTGAAAGAGATCGAAGGTGAAACAACACATAAGACGTCACCAAAACAAGTACCTGAAACTAAAAAGGTAAGTCTTGAACAGGTGCGAGCAGTTTTAGCAAAGCTTAGCCAGCTGGGAAAGACAGCTGAGGTTAAAAAACTCATCGTAAAGCACGGTGCGCAAAAGCTCTCGGATATTCCTGAAAGCGAGTATGAGAGCCTATTGCATGAAGCGGAGGGAATTAAAGGTGACTAAGCATGCTTTACTTTCCCCTTCTTCTGCTCATAGGTGGATTAAGTGTACTCCGAGTGCTGTTTTAGAAGAAAAGTTTGAAAACACTACTTCTATGGCAGCTGAGGAAGGAACGGCGGCACACGCGTGGTGTGAGTACAAGCTGAATAAGCTTCTTAACCGTCCGTGCGAAAAACCGTCAACAGAGTATGACTCAAACGAGATGCAGGAATGCTCGGATGCTTACGTGGATTTCGTAATAGAAAAATACGAGCAGGCAAAACTTAACTGTCAAGATCCTATCCTTCTCATCGAGCAAAAAGTTGATTTTTCAGCTTACGTGCCGGACGGGTTTGGTACAGCGGACTGCATTATTGTAGGCGAAAAAACGCTGCAGGTTATCGACTTTAAGTACGGTCAAGGCGTACTGGTGGACGCTTACGAGAATCCGCAGATGAAATGCTACGCTCTTGGAGCTTTAACGCTTTTCGACAGCTTGTATGAGATACAAAACGTTGAGATGAGTATTTTTCAGCCAAGACGTGACAACGTATCCACTTTTACGCTACCTGTCGCAGAGCTTATCTCTTGGGCTGAAAGCGTGCTTAAACCTAAAGCAGAGCTTGCTAACAAAGGCAAAGGCGAATTTGAAGCCGGTGACTGGTGCAGGTTTTGCAGGGCAAAAGCCACGTGCCGTAAACGGGCAGAAGAAAACCTTAAACTTGCAGAATTTGAGTTCAAAGAGCCATCTGTTTTAACAGATAGTGAGATTGAAGAAGTGCTCACGCTTATCCCACAGTTAACAAAGTGGGCTGATGATGTTCTAGCGTACGCCACAGATTCCGCTATAAACCATGGCAAAGAGTGGTCTGGTTTCAAACTCGTGGAAGGACGTTCAGTTCGCAAGTTTAAGGATGAGACAGCTGTTATTGAAAAAGCGAAAGCTCACGGCTTTACCGACATTTTCAAAACCAGTCTTATCGGTTTAACTGAAATGCAAAAACTGATGGGCAAGAAAAAATTTGAGGATATTCTGGGCGACCTCATTATCAAACCGTCCGGAAAACTTACGCTCGTACCAGACTCGGATAAACGGGCAAAAGTTAACGTTTCAAACGCAAATAACGAATTCAAAAAGGAGAATTAGTACTATGTCTAAATTAAATAACACGAAGGTTATCACTGGTAAGAACACGCGTCTTTCCTATTTCAACGGTTGGGAGCCAAAGTCTATTAATGGCGGTCCTGAAAAATATAGTGTTTCACTGCTTATTCCTAAAGATGATGTTGAAACAGTAAACGCTATTGAGAAAGCTATTGATGCTGCTATTGAGGAAGGTGTCGGCAAGTTCGGCGGTAAGAAACCAAACAAGCAAGCAATTAAACTCCCACTTCGAGACGGGGATATTGAGCGTGATGATGAAGCGTATAAAGGACACTATTTCATCAACGCGAACTCAACCACGGCTCCGCAGATTGTAGACAAGCAGGTAAAACCAATCATGGATCGCAGTGAAGTGTATTCAGGCTGCTATGCGAGAGTTTCCATCAACTTCTACGCTTTTAACTCTAACGGTAATAAGGGTGTTGCTTGCGGTCTTGGCAATATTCAAAAAATTCGAGACGGTGAGCCACTCGGCGGACGTAGCCTTGCAACTGATGATTTTACGACTTTAGAAGATGATGACTTTCTAGCATAAGGAGCATGTGAAGATGATTAGCTGGTTTGTTGGAGTATTTGCTGGCGTATTGCTTCTTGATTTCGTGGTAAGAAAACTTGTCAGTCTTTATATCGAAGTCAAAAACATGCTGAACAGAAAGTAAGAAAGTCGAGGAGGTGGCAGGTTTTCTGTCACCTCTTTTATAAGCTTGGAGGTGAAATGAATGAAAAATAGATGCGAAATCTGGAAAGATATTCCAGGATATGAAGGTAAATATCAAGCAAGCACAGAAGGACGAATACGAAGTCTAAGTAGATACGTTCGTGGAAGGTGCCACTTTACTGGTCATTATTTCAAACGAAAAATTAAAGGGCGGATATTGAGGCCTGGGAAATTTTGCAAGACTGGTCATTTATCTGTTGTTTTAGGTCATGGAGAAAATGGAAGACCAGTTCATCAGCTAGTTCTTCTTACATTTAAAGGAAAACCTGATAAAGATCAAGAAGTACTTCATATCAACGGTGATCCGGCAGATAACAGATTATGCAACTTGAGATATGGGACTAGAACAGAAAATATATTAGACGTTTATAAACAGGGTGGAAAGTGGAGAAAGCTATCCATTGAAGACGTTTATATGATTAGGTTTTACCTGCTTTGCGGTTTTACAGGTTCTTCAATTGCAAAAAAATTTAATGTATCACCTTTCACAATAAGCTGTATAAAATTAAGGAGAACATACGGATGGCTAAAATAAGAGAATTGTCCGTGGATTTGGAGACGTTTTCCTCCGTTGACCTTAAAAAATGTGGTGTTTACAAGTACGCAGAATCGGATGATTTTGAGATACTGCTCTTTGGCTACAGTGTGGACGGTAGTGAAGTTCAGGTCGTTGACTTAGCACAAGGTGAAACCATACCCGAGGTTGTGCTTTCCGCTTTAACAGATGAAACAGTGACCAAGTGGGCGTTTAACGCTCAGTTTGAAAGAGTCTGCTTATCACGCTACCTGCGAGATAAAGGCATCAATGTTAACCCCGGTAAGACAGTGAAAAGTGAAGGCCTATTTTTAAACCCCTGCTCCTGGCATTGCACAATGATCTGGTCAGCCACCCTGGGGCTACCTATGTCGCTTGAAAACGTGGGAGCAGTATTGGGTCTTGATAAGCAGAAACTCACTGAGGGTAAGAATCTTATTAAATATTTCTGCCTGCCGTGTAATCCTACGAAAGTAAACGGTGGAAGAACAAGAAACAAGTATTTTCACGATAAGGAAAAGTGGGAGCTGTTTAAATCGTATAACAAGCGTGATGTGGAAGTTGAGATGAGTATTCAAGAAAAGATCTCACGCTTTCCCGTACCAGACTTTTTATGGCAGGAGTTTTATCTCGACCAGAAGATCAACGACCGTGGGATAGAAATAGATCCTCTTTTCGTTGAATCAGCCATAAAACTCGACCAAGAGGTGAAAACGCATCTCATGGATGAGCTTAAGCATGTTACCGGTTTAGAAAACCCGAACTCCGTGTTACAAATGCGCTCTTGGCTTAAAGAGCATGGTCTTGAAATGGAGTCGCTTGGTAAAAAAGAAGTCGCTAAAGAGCTTAAAACAGTGGGTAAAGAACTGGCGGAAGTTTTACGGCTTCGCCAGCAGCTTGCTAAATCCTCGGTGAAAAAGTATACGGCAATGAAAAACGCTGCCTGCATGGATTATCGGGAGCGTGGCATGTTTCGCTTCTATGGTGCAAACCGAACAGGAAGGTTCGCGGGAAGGCTCGTGCAATTACAAAACCTGCCACAAAACCATCTGCCTGATCTAGCTGAGGCTAGAAGTCTTGTTAAACAGGGAAACGTTGAAGCGTTGGAAATGCTTTATGAGGATATTCCAGATACCTTATCCCAGCTTATCCGAACCGCTTTTATTCCACGCACGGGATTTAAGTTTATTGTCGCAGACTTTTCAGCAATCGAAGCGAGAGTCCTTGCCTGGCTTGCAGGTGAAAAATGGCGTATGCGAGTATTCGCGGAAGGTAAAGACATTTACTGCTCGTCAGCCTCTCAAATGTTTGGCGTACCTGTTGAAAAACACGGAGTAAACGGGCACCTGCGGCAGAAAGGGAAGATCGCGGAACTCGCTCTTGGATACGGCGGCTCTGTTGGAGCATTAAAAGCCATGGGAGCACTCGACATGGGTCTTACCGAAGATGAACTACAGCCACTTGTTGACGCATGGAGAAAATCTAACCCGATGGTGACAACACTGTGGTGGGATGTGGACAGAGCGGTCAAACAGTGTGTACACGAACACGTATCTGTTCGAACACACAATATAGTGTTCACTTACAAGAGTGGGTTTCTTATCATCAAACTGCCTTCGAAAAGATGCCTTTACTATGTGAAACCGCGTGTGGAAGAAAACAAGTACGGTGGTGAATCAGTCACCTATGAGGGTGTGGGATCTACTAAAAAATGGGAACGGCTGGAAAGCTATGGACCTAAATTCGTAGAAAACATTACGCAAGCTATAGCTCGTGACATTCTACTTTACGCCATGCAAACGCTGAAAGAATATCGCATCGTTGCTCACGTGCATGATGAAGCCATTATCGAAACCGATAAAAGCGTGAGTGTTCAAAGCGTGTGTGAGCTAATGGGAAGAACACCACCCTGGGCAGAAGGACTTGTTTTACGAGCTGACGGCTACGAGTGCGAGTTTTACAAAAAAGATTAAAAAACCGTCAGATTTTATTCTTTCCCAAGGCTACCTCATAGGAGGTGGCCTTTTTATGAATATGGAAGAACAACAGAAAGTCAAATTACTAAGAGATGAAGGTCTTAGCTATACGCAGATTGCAAACCGTATGGATATTTCCGTTAATACGATTAAAAGCTACTGCAAACGTAACAGTCTAGGCGTAATCCAGTCTACGAAAATACAGACGGCATTATGTGAATCTTGTTCAAAACCAATCAAGCAAAACAAAGGAAGAAAAGTTAAACGTTTCTGCTCTGACGCGTGTAGAAACACGTGGTGGAACAAGCATACACAGTTGGTAAAAAGACAGGCAAACTATGAGTGTGCTTGTATTAACTGCAAAAATTCTTTTATCTCTTACGGTAATAAAACCAGAAAATACTGCTGCCACGCCTGCTATATAGAACATCGTTTTGGAGGTGGGCATTATGCAAATAAGTAATGATGCTCACGGGCTAACGGATGTTAAAGCGAGGGCTTGGACAAAAGAGAGTATGCAGGCGGATTTTCGTTTTGAAATAGCCGAAAAACTTACCGTTTCACTCTTTAAAAAGGGGCTTATCAGCGAGCAAGAAAAAGAAAAATAAGCTGTCTTAACAGGGAAAAATTTCACCCGTTTTACAAGGAATTATTGGGTTAAAAGCTTGATAAACACTGCTTTTAGAGTGATGTATATGACTGTAAGAAAGTGAGGTGAGACGATGAAAATGATAACAAAACTGGAAGCCAAACAGCCGGATAACTCTCTTAGAAAAATACGGGTTGCAGCATATGCGAGAGTTTCTACCGACAGTGATGAACAGCTTCTCAGTCTAGAAGTGCAAAAGGAGCATTACGAAAACTATATTAAGTCTAATCCCTGCTGGGAGTATGCGGGTCTTTACTTTGACGAGGGTATTAGCGGTACGAAAATCGATAAGCGTGAAAGTCTTAAACAACTGCTTAAAGACTGTCAGAGCGGTAAGATAGACAGGATTGTTACAAAGTCTATTAGTAGGCTTGCAAGAAACACGGTTGACTGTCTTGAAATAGTTAGAAAACTTACCGGTCTTGGTATTTATTTGTATTTTGAGAAAGAAAACATTGATACCGAGCATATGAGTTCGGAGCTTATGCTTTCCATCCTGAGTTCCATTGCGCAAAGCGAGTCAAGATCCATCTCGGAAAACAGCATGTGGTCAATTCAAAAAAGGTTCAAAAACGGAAGCTTCGTCATTTCCTGCCCTGCGTATGGGTATAAAAACGAGAATAGGAAAATGATTATAGTTCCCGAGCAAGCCAAGGTAGTAAAAGAAATTTTCAACATGGCTCTTTCCGGCATGGGTGCAAAAGCAATAGCACGAGTATTGACCGATAAAAAGATTCCAACTAAAAAGGGAGGAAGTTGGACTTCAACTACCGTGAACGCTGTTTTGACTAATAAAACATACACAGGTGATGTCATATTTCAAAAAACATACACGGATGATAGTTTTAACCGCCATAAAAACTGTGGTGAGAAAAAACAGTATGTTATTGAAAACCATCACGAGGCTATCATCAGTCATGAAACTTTTAATCTTGTGCATGAGCTGAGACAGAAGAGAAAATTAAAACTAAATATTACCAGCGGTAGTAATAAATACCTTGCTAGATATACATTTTCAGAAAAACTTTACTGCGGTAATTGCCATAGTAGGTTAAAGAAACACAACCGGCATAAAAAAGATGGAGCCTATGTTGTTTGGTGTTGTACCAAGCATATACGTGAAATTAAATGCTGCCCTATGAAAGCTGTAAAAGAGGAGTATGTTAAATTAGCTTTTCTTCAAATACTTAACAAGCTCAAAGCAACATACGCTCAAATATTAACGCCTTTCATAAAAAGCTTAAGAAACGTGAATAGTAAAGACGGGTTGAACAAGGTTATCGAACTCGAAGAAAAAAAGCTTAAGCTGCAAGAACAAGAGCAAGTACTTAGTAAGCTTTTAGCCGGTGGCTACATTGAGATGGATTCCTACTATCTGGAAAGCAATCAGCTTAAAACGGAAATGGATACTTGTCTTAAGGAAAAACTTCAGCTTTCCAACAGTTTAAACGGTAACTTAACGCACTTAAACGAGGCACAAAAACTTCAACGGTTCGTAAGTGTCACAGAAGTATTTAGCGAGTTTAAGGACGAGGATTTTCTGGATTTTGTAGACGATGTCGTAGCTAAAAGCAGAACAGAATTTATTTTTCATTTGAAATGCGGATTGGAATTAGAAGAAGAGGTGAAAGAAACATGGCACACATCCCATATGGTTACAGAATAGTAGACGGTAAAGCGGTTATAGATGAAAAAGAGGCTCTGAAAGTGAGAGAACTTTTCCGTAAATTCTTAGAATTTGGAACGATTTCTGAAACGGCTCGAGCAGTGAACATTAATAAAACACACTCTGTAATTAGCAATATTTTGAAAAATAAAACGTACTTAGGAACATCGCTTTATCCAAGTCTTTTAGATGAAGAAACTTTTAATAAAGTTCAACAGTTAAGAGCCAACAATTTTAGAAAAAAATCTCGTACAACAGAGCTAAAACCTTTAATAACAACAAATGTTACGTACGAAATAGGCGTTATAGAAAAGAAATACGATGATCCTTATCGGCAAGCAGCATACGCGTACAGTCAAATCAAGGGAGGTATAAAATGAATGCCAACGTTACAATTATTCCACCAAGAAAAATAGCGGGGAATACGGTAGATAAGCATAAAGATAAGCCGAAGTTAAGAGTAGTAGCGTATTGTCGTGTCAGTACTGACAGTGAAGAACAGGCAACAAGTTATGACACGCAAGTTCAGCATTATACGGATTATATTTCAAGAAATCCTCTCTGGGAGTTTGCTGGTATCTACGCTGATGACGGTATTTCAGGAACCAGCACGAAAAAACGTGTCGGTTTCAACGACATGATCCACGATTGCATGAGTGGCAAAGTAGACATGGTTATCACTAAGTCGATTAGCCGTTTTGCGAGAAACACTATCGACTGTTTAAAATTTGTTAGACAGTTAAAAGACAAAAACATTCCGATCATTTTTGAAAAAGAAAACATCAACACCATGGAAGCAAGCGGAGAACTATTGCTTACTATCATGGCTTCTTTAGCTCAACAGGAATCCGCGTCGCTTTCTCAGAATGTGAAGCTTGGACTTAAGTTCCGCTACCAGGAAGGCAAAGTGCAAATCAACCATAACTGGTTTTTAGGATACACAAAAGACGATGAAGGGAATCTTGTAATTCTTGAACAGGAAGCAAAAGTCGTAAGAAGAATCTATAGAGAATATTTAGAAGGAGCAAGCCTTAGAGACATAGCGGAGGGCCTTGAAAAAGACGGCATTAAAAACGGCGCCGGGCATTTAAAATGGCACTTGTCTAATATTAAAACCATATTGCAAAACGAAAAATATATTGGTGACGCTCTTTTACAAAAAACCATCACAACAGATTTTATCAACCATGTTCGTATAAAAAATGATGGAACAGAACCACAGTATTATGTAAAAGATAGCCACGCGTCTATTATTCCAAGAGATATTTTCTTTAAAGTTCAAGAAGAAATGTTAAGACGAGCCAACATGTTTAGTGGTGAGGAGAACAAAAAAAGGAGAGTTTATTCCAGTAAGTACGCTTTATCCAGCCTATGTGTTTGTGCTAAATGTGGGGATGTTTACAGAAGAATTGCTTGGAACAACCGAGGAGTACGATCTATTGTTTGGCGTTGTTGTACTAGATGGGAAAATGGTCCTAGTGCTTGTGATGCTCCGACAGTAAAAGAGAACGAACTGAAGTCTGCCATAGTGAAAGCCATAAACAAGGTGTTTAGTGTACCGGATGAAGTATTAGACATGTTGAAGAATAATATTAGAGAAATTATCGCGGGCAACAACTTAAGTGAGCTTGAAACGGTTGATAAAAAAATTGCAGATAAACAAGCGATACTACTAACCTTGCTTAAAGCTAAAAAAGACTACACGAAAACTGCTGATGAGATTGATGAGCTGAAAGGTAAGAAACAGCAGCTTCTTATAGAAAAAGCAGGTCAAGAAGATGCTAAAAGACGAATCAGAGAAATGGAAGATTTTCTGAAAAGTGAGAGTCACGATATTAGTGAGTATGACGAGAAGCTGGTAAGAAAGTACATCAAGAAAATAAAAGTTTACGAAGACAGGTTCAGCGTAACTTTTAAATCAGAAATTAGTGTGAATATTGAAAGGGCATCATAA